CTCGTATTTCGTGCTCCTTGCCTTTCCAAGCATGTGCCTCCAACATCGGCTCGTCTGCTGGCGTGAGTGGCCTGAACCTTGGCACCATGAACAACCCCGTTTCCTTGACTCGTAAGTTGAGCGATACAGGCAAAGTCTACATCTTGGACTACCTGCAATTCGGTCAGCAAGTGATTGACGAAACCGGCATTGGTGGTAGCGGTATCGCTGTGTACGGCCCAATGGCTCTGAAGTACTACGGTAAGCAAGCCGAAGGTCTGCGTACCAACGTGCTGGACCCAATGAAGTCGTCGTACTTCGATGACAAGTTCTGCGGTGATTTGTCTCTGGCCTGTGGTCTGGACGTTTACTCCAGCAACTGCCAAGCACCTGTGGGCGCTACAAGCACAACTCCAAGCAAGCCAATCTACCGCATTGTGTGGTTCAAGAAAGATCGCTTTGACATGGCTCATGGCATGATCTTGTCCGAGATGGGCAAAGAAGATCCACATACGACTGCGTTGTATGACACATGGATTGTCCGTTCTGGCTGGGCCGTTTCGCACCGCGAAGCAGTGGCAGTTGGCTACGTTACTTTTGACTGATAGGAGGCCCGAAAATGGCTGTTTATAACCTTGCTGTCGGCGGTGGCCGAATCAAAGGCGTCGAGTTCTGCGGCGCTTTCTATCCACAAAACTTGCCCGTCTGTTGCGACGATGGTGAAAACGATGCCTCGCACAGCGGTCGTCGTAATCACTACTTCCGTTCGTTGAACTTCTCGGGTGAAAAAGGTCTGTCGTGCTGGGCTGATGCCGACAAAGTTGTGGCTGGTGACAAGTTGATCTTGTTCCCTGTTCACGCTGGTCGTGCATTCCGTGATGTGTCTGTGAAGAACGAACACGGTTGCCCTGGCTTGTCTTACCATCTGGAAGTCATTGATTTGGCTGCACTGATGGCTAACCCTGCCGCCCCTGCCCTGTTCACCTTGCCTACCATTGACGGCTCCAAGGCCGATCACAAGTGGCAAAAAGTGGACGCCAACAACTTGGTGTATGGCAATACCTTTGGCGAAGACGCTGACGGTAATCCTTGCCGCAAGCACTTGGTTGTGGCGATGGTTCTGGATGCTCTGCCAACCAGCAACACGCCCACCACTGGTCAGTGCGTTTCTTGCGCCCGTGCCAAACTCGGTTGCTTGACCGAAAGCCCCTTGTCCTGCATCAACATGAGCGTGACCGTTCCTGTTGAAGTCCACGGTGGCATTACCACCTTCTAAGGTGTAAAATGTGGGGGTGGAGTTGAACTCCACTCCCCATTTATTTTTCTTCAGGAGAAACCATGAGCGACAAAATCAAAGGCTTGAATTCATTCAAGTTTTGTTACGCAGTCAACACTGACTTGCAGGCTGGCCAAGACTTTGGCACATTCTTTGCGGTGAGTAAGGACAAGCAAACTGGACGATTCCAGACTAATTTGTTTGGTGCAAGTATGGGTCAGATTTATCTGTACTACACAGACAAGCGTGTTGAAGACGAGATGACTGACCAATCCATGCACTTTGCACTGGTGATGGATTTGATTGAAGGCCGAAAGTTTGCGCGTGATGAAGGCGCACTTGTTGTTGGCGTGAACAAAGAAGACCCGGCTGACAAAATCCGTGGGATGTTGGAACAGATGGGTGGCCGTGAAATCATGGATAAAGCAAGTCTTGTCAATGAAGCACTGATGGCTGCAAAGGCTGGCGCTGACACAAGCATGTATGCGGAGATGTTGAAGTGAAACACTACTACGTCTTTCAAATCCCCCTGAAAGAGCGTGACCGGCGCTGGGATTATGCCGGTACAAAGAAGCCAGAGTTTTACGCGCACGATGCAGACATTGTGATTGCGGATTACGCTGACATTCAAGCCAATGGACACTTGGACAACGAGCTTGCTAAGTTCGCACGCATCAAGTGGGCCAACATGCCATTCATGAACGAAGCGGTTAAGAAGATCATTGACCGCGCAATGATTGAAAAGCAGTTGATTGACCACTGGCAGAAGTTTCAAAAGCGAACGGGTTTCCAGATGAAGGCGTGGGCAAAGCAATGCCTGAGCCACACAGGTGACCCGATTCATTGGACAAAAGTAAAGCAGATTCTCGATCAAGACCCCAATCTTGAAGAAGAGATTTTGCAACACGCATTTGACAACATGACGTTGTATGAAGAGCGTGCATACCGCGATGAAGTCATGAATGGCGAAGTCGCAGGGGCGGAAGCGGAATGAATCTTAGTCAACTGATTTCTGATTTAGGTGAATTGACGGCAGATGAAAATCACGTCACATGGTCTGAGAAGAAGAAGACAGTCGCAATCAACTTAGCGTTGGCTGCGATATCGTCGATTCGGCCAGATGCCAATGTCGAGACAGTTGACTATGAGTTAAGCGAAGGCAGTGAGCAAACGCTACCTGCTGGAGTATCTGCAATCATTGGTGACATTCGCCCTATTTGCGTGGGGGCTGACGGCAAAGAAGTTGTTCAGACTCCGGTGAAGAAGGCAGATGAAAGCGAGATAACTGCATTTAAGTACTACAAGACTAAGTGCAGCACAAGCTCAGGTGAATTTGCCAGCGACAACACCTGTTCTAAGTGGCAGATGTCTGGATGGACGTATGACTCACGATCACCCACAAGGTTGATTGTTGACCCGCCAATCCCTGCTGGTGTGAAGCCGAAGATCAAACTGACGGTAACAAAGTGCCCTGACTCATTCAGTTTCCCCGCTGATAAAGACAAGACCATTGGTTGTAAGTACATGGCAGAGTTGTATGAATACGCTCTGTACGTCCTCTATGACCTGGAACAAGAAAGCGAGTTCGCCCAAGCTCGTAGCCAGAAGCATTTGACGGCATTCAGGGCCATGATGCAGGACGGTTATAGGGCTGAATCTCGCTTTGGCAGTGGTTTCTTCAAGGGCCAAGTTGGTACGGGCGACCCGAGAGTTGTATAGGCTTGATTTACCTATAATCAATAATAGAATACCTTCATGGATTTGAAGAACTCCCTCGAAATTAGCAAAGAACTGCTAGAAGACCTGCTTCGCAAGGACTGCGAGTTAGGCATGGAGTTGTTTCGTGATTTCATGCTGGCGAAAACGCATCGGAATGACGTTGACTGTAGGATGAAATACGCCTACTACTCTAGCCAAAGCCGTTACGTTCCAGAAGACGAGTGCAAGCTAGACGGTCCTGCCATTTTCATTGGCATTTTCGCTCGTTTGCGCTCTATCTTTTTGGCATGGCATTTTGACCGTGTGGAAAAGGCTGGGGAAAACCTGTTCACAATTCGTCCAAGCCCTGTAGTCGAAGCGCCTGAGTCGATGAAGCAGCGTGCAATTGACGAGGTAATGAACGAAGTCTTGCAATCTGGCCTGCCACCTGAGATGGCGGTGTCATATTCCAAGCAGCGGATATCAGAGTTGAAGACCAACGTGTTCAACAAACTGTACAAGGCCGCTGAAAAAGCCACAGAACGCTGCAAGACGCACATCATGGATGACATGGTGGAAGGTCAGTTCTTGGAAGAGTATTACAAATGGTGGGATGCGTATGTAACGTACCCCTATGCGGTGATGCAATTCCCTGTGGTTGAGACAAAAACCAAAATGGTGTGGAAGCGGAACAAACTTGTTGCAGAAGACAAGTCAGTTGTTCGCGCAAAGTTCATTAGCCCAATGGATTTTTGGGTTACACCAGACTGTACTACTACAAATGACGGTAAAGCCGTGTTTGTGAAAGAGCGAATCAGTTATTCGGAGTTGACCAAACTCAAGAAACTGGCCAAAGGTGCAGTTGCTGAGAACTTGGATACCCTGCTAAACGGCGGCGACCAAGAGATTAAGCAAGACTGGTACGAAGAAGACAACGAAAAGACTTTGGAAGAAGGCACAACAGAGTCCGGGATGACGAAATCGACATCTTGGGACATGATTAAGTGCTGGACAAAGATGACCGGGTTTGATTTGAAGGAATACGGTGTAGATACTGTGTTCGCGCCTAACAAAAAGAAGGTTGTGGACACAGAGGAATACACAGTTGAAGCGTGGATGCTGGACAAGATGATTATCTATGTCGCACCTACCTTCCATCCTACTGGTGATCGTCCTTTTTACGTAGCATCTTGGCAACCAGTACACGGTGCAGTGTACGGACGTGGGATGTATGACTGCATTGCCTCCATTGAGAAGGCTGGAAACCTGACAGCGCGGGAAATGTTGAAGAACGCAAGCCTGAGCGCCGGGTATATTGCAGAGATTGACCAAAGCCGCTTTGAAGAAGGTGCAGAGCCTCGCAATATTGCACCATTTACGATGTATCGGACGCAAGGTTATGAGATTGGCGCAGG